ATCCCGATTTCTCTATTATATAGTAATTCTGATATGCTAGTACTGTATCCTCACCTTTGCAAACTTCTGGCATACATTGTGGTGGATCAGTAAATGCTGTTTCATAATCATGAAGAAACCATTGACCAGAAACAGGTATTGCTTTTGGGTATTCTGATAATGGAACTTTCAATCGTTCTGTAGCATGATGTTTACCATAGCGATAAGTGTACTCTTCCATAAGAGCAACCATATGATCATACAACCACTTGTATTGTTGATAACATTGACGTACCCAAATTGTACTAGGATGGTTCTTGTGAGCCATCTTGTATAGTCCAACTTTATCTGCATACTCATCACCGTCAAGAACACGATGAGCAGTAGACAACATTTGAGCAGACTCAAGTATCATCTTGACAACGTGCTTGTCGCACATCATCTGAGCTGCAATCTTTGGATCACGATCTAGGTAAAAAATGTTCATCGACCAAATTCTCCATATCCCATTACAAAATTTTCTGCACAATCCTCAGCATACCGTTCACTGTGAATCTTCATACCACGTAGTTCTGAACGGCCGTCCATCTTCATATCTACGTAATACTCTTTCTTACTTTTATCATACAATACTTTTGCTGTACGATCATCATATTGGTCTGTGCCAATATAAGTTGATAACTCAATCATTTAATCTCCCATCTATAAAAAATATGGTCTTGTATTTCTACAGTTTTAATCTTTGTTTTTGCCCATGATGGTGTTACATAATCAGCATGATAAAACAAAGCACCGTCTGTTATATCTATAAACGGTAACTTATTATAGACTATAGACTCTGCAATTGTCAATAGTCTTTTGTAAGTTTTCTTTTGTTTTGGTACATCACTTTTACCATCGCAATACCAAGAGAACTGACAACGATGGCGAATAGGATAATATTCTGCATCATTTGGATCAGGCGTTTGTTTTGTTTTCCAACTTTCTCTTGTAGGGCCTTGATAAACTACTTCGCAGATAGTGTTAGGAAATCTTTTATCATTTACTCTATTCAAAACAACTGCTGATACAGCAAGGAGTCCAGCACTTCCTTGATTTCTTGCCTCATAATACATATTAAGAGCAAGACACTCTATTGATTTATTAACATTATTTACTATTGGAGTTTTATTTACATTTCTTACATCAGGCAAGGTTACAGGGCTTATCATAGTTAACGCTGTAGCCAATGCTATTTCTTTTATCATCCACGCCTCATTTTAGATACTTCTTCTGCAGCTTTCTTACCACGAACTGGCACTGCATTAGATTTATGCATTTGAGCGATACCCATTATTTGATCGCCAGTGTACTTCATTTCTTCCTTCTTTGCCATACTAGGATGGTATGAAGGAATGGTGCCAGAGGTAGGAATCGAACCCACGACCTGATCATTACAAGTGAACTGCTCTACCGACTGAGCTACTCTGGCTTTTTGGTCGGAGTGAAAGGATTTGAACCTCTGACCCTCTGCTCCCAAAGCAGATGCGCTACCAGGCTGCGCTACACTCCGTTTATTGGCGCTCTCGACAGGACTCGAACCTGTGACCCACGGTTTAGAAGACCGTTGCTCTGTTCCAACTGAGCTACGAGAGCCTACCCCCATTTTTTTGAGAAACTTTTCATGTTCTAATATTGCAAGTTGTTCTTTCTTAGATACAGTTTTCTTTTTACGTTTTTTTCTAGTATTATTGGTTGTCCAATACGCTGGTAATAAATGCATACTCATTCAACAATACTCCAAAAAGGGTTGATCCCCACAACGGTTTTGATGATGAGAGAGAAAGAAGCGGAGTCTACAACTCCACTTGTTGTGGGGATCAAACTGTGCATTAGTCCATACAACCTTGCATTAATCCCTCTGTAGTGCAAGGGTCTTCAATGTATCCAACTAACATTATACAGGCAAAAATACCTAAGATCAAAATAAAATTCTTCATTAGAAACTCACTTGTGTAATCTTAGTATAGACCTTGTGAACATTTTTGTCAATAGACTTATTCATCTTATTGAAAAAATTTGTTGCTTTTTGGAGTTGATTGATTGGAAACAACTTAGAATGGACAGAACCATCCTTATAGTGTACTTCAATCGAATAACCCATTTTCATAATATTTTCCATACTCTCTCCTTCTTTATTTCAAATAACAAGCGCCTGTCCAATTGATCGGATAGTTACCCTCAAGGATGTTTCCTCGAGCAGCATTGCGAGCGGGAGCATTCCAACCAGCAGCCATCAGAATGTCACCCTTCTTGAACTTCTTATCGTTGTCAACACCAACGACAAACGCAGCGACACTATTTTTACAGACAATCTTGATGTACTTTTTACCGTACCGAATTTCAAATCCGTCAGCATACTCAGCATTCATCTTTGCCGTAGTATCCGACTTGTCAGCCGGCATAAACATCCCATAATCCTCAATCATCGCAGCCTTCATCTTACCAAGACCAGACAGAACCGACTTAGAAGATTCTTTTACAAAAACTGTCATTATCCAGCAACTCCATTTACTTCCCAATTATAAATCCCAAGGGCTTCATCCCACAACTTAATAGCATCATCATCATCTGCAAAACCATATTCAGAAGCAAAATCAATAGAACTAGAACCCATAACGGTTTCGTTAATACCACAAGTTTTCAAGGTATAAGCAATACCCTTTGCAGTATTTGACCAACCTTTAAGGTTTCCAACTCCAGCGTACATCTGAATTCCGCCCTTCCAAGCAGCAATGTAATCAATTCCTTTTTTCATAGTATTTCCTTTCTCTCTCATCATATGGCCATACTACGATATTTTATTGATAATGTCAAGCATTAATTAGCTAAAATATAATCAAATTTTAAAACTGGTTCGCCAGTTACACCCCAAAACATTTCGGTGGACTCAAGAGTAGCAGTAGCTTCCTCTTCTGTCATGTAATCGGTATACCTATCATAAGGTTGTATAAAACCTTCTGATTTATCAATGGAACCGACATACCAACCAGCAGCTGATGCCATCACGATTGGTTCTGAAATACCTTTTGTATTCCATTTAATATCTTCAATTTTTTTAGATACATTCATAATGATACTCCCTTTAGATAATCTTTTTGAAATTTACGATTTTTAATAATTTTATAGGCTTTAATAGTACTATTCTTTTGAGCATAAGGACTATTCTCAATGAATGTACAAAGTTCTTGAAATGTCATTCCTAAAAATTTCATATCTTTTTCAAGAACATTCATTGCTGTTTTTGTTTTCATACATAATTATCCCAAAATTCATTCCATACATCACCAACAAGTTCGTTAGCAATGGAAATGTCAAATGAAGATGTAAGTCCAAGATTATCGACTACAAATTCTTTGACTTCTGAAATATGTTCTGATTCAGAAACTTTTTCTTCAATACCTTCAATGGCGAATATCTTCTCTTCGATATCCATCATGTAATTTTTCATTTTACTCATTTTTACCTCTTTCTCTTTATCTTACTCTTTAAGTATACAGGCAAAAAAAGGTATTGTCAAGCAAAAAAGCTAAGATTTTCTGTAATAATTATCATCCCAATTAAAGGCTTCTTTAACTACGTTAGAGGATAATCCCTTATATTTTTTTGAGAGATTTTGGTCTTTGACATCAACCATAAGTTCTGCTTCAGAATGATGTAATCCTTCCAATAGTTGAACAAACATCATTTCTCGTTTTTTCTGTGTAATTTTAGGATTGTCATTGTTCACATAATGGAAAAGTGTACGAGCCATTTTTGATAGAACTGTATGTTCCGTACCAGCTGGTGCATCATTTGGTACATACGGTACTTCACCTTCTGGCAGTTTCCATTCAACTGATGGTGCAAAGGCACCTTTTAAAACAATACGTAAAGCTTCAGTATCATGTTCTCTAAGAATTTTTACTTTCTTTTCTTTTGTTTTTGCTTTTGCAACCTTTTCTAAAATTTCTGAAAAAAGCGGTGTCATTAGAATTCTCCTATCGAATCAGTGAGATTATTTAATCTCTTTTCTATAAAATAATCAAAAAGTTTACTTCGATCACCCTCTGGTGATTCTTGATATGCTTTGATACATGATATAAAAATTTCTTTTGGCGATTTACTCAAATCAATCAATTGTTCATTTCTTTGGTAATTGCGTTTAATTTCTTCATTAGGTAAAGCCATAATTACCGGCGTAAGAATGTCGCCAGTCCATTCTGCAATTTTCTTTTTACCTAAAGGTTTTTGACGTAACCCTTCTACAAAAGTATGATCTGGTGATAATACATTAGGTATACCATCACCAGAATCGCCTTTCAAAATATGTTCTGTTAAATATTCTTGTGGGTCATGGCCATTGAGTATCTTTTTAGTGATCGGGCTATATTGTGTAACATTACTAAATCTATGTAACTGAATAAAATCTTTATCACCAGACAAGATTAATGTTTTACCGTTGTCAAATTCAAGTTCAAGACACAAAGCAGCAATTATATCATCTGCCTCTGCACCATACACTTCTATATGTTTGTAGGGGAAGTAATCTTTAAGTTCTTGTTTAATATCATTGAGACAACCAAAGATAGCATCCCAATCTAGATTAGAACTTTCTCTAGATTTTTTACGACCAGCCTTATAGTTTGGAAAATGATCACGCCTCCAATAATGTCGAGAGTCAAAACAGAGAACAAGTTCTCCAAATTCTTCTTTAAATTTACTACGATACATTCTTAAAGAATTAAGTATCATGTGTCTCACCATACCCTCATCTGGTTTGGTGGTCTTATTCATATTCAGATGCATCATCATACTGGCTAATGATATCTGACTCATATCAACTAAAATCATGCTTTTTCCGGCCCATCATCATCATCATTTTCTTCTAAAGCTATACTAACAAAATCTGATACATCTTGAAGTAATTCAGTATTCAAAATTGTATCGTAGTGTACACCACTTTCATCAGCAACTTCTGTTACATCTAATATGCCACCCATAAAATTATGTAATGGATGATCATATCCCATACTTCTATATATAATGCTTTTCACTACTTCAATTATAAAGGCAATATCAGAACCAAATTCTTTATTTTTGGTGTCTAAATTATTGTCTCTAAAAGTAGTTAACATCTGAACTAGTATAGCTTCTGTAAGATCGTCTGCAAATTTTAAATCCTCTATAACTTGCATACCATCAACATCAGATGGTTTAACTTTATCAGGCCACGGGCCTTTTATTACGTTTCCGCCTTTTGGGTTTTTTGACATTTGGTTCAATACCTTTATCTTCATTCCACATTTCTTGAGTATACTCACAACCCATATCGGGATAGTAAACACCTACATTACGTTTCGGTGTACCATCTGGATAGTACGCCATAGCAACACACCTAAGTTTAGGTTTGTTTTGTTCATATTCACCATAGAAATAAGAAATCCAATCACCAGTTCTTAGATATGTTTTCATATCTCTAATATATGCTTCAGCACTACATCTTTTTGCTTTAGCCCCTTTTACATTTTGTCTCTCTGCAGCTCTTTCAGTAGAGACAATTTCTTTTTGTGTTTTAATCCACTGTTTAACTTTCTTGGGATGTAAAGCATGATCATCCGGCAAGTTCCTTAAAGAAGGGTGTATACTTGAAACGCCATAATCGGGATTTTTTGCAGCTCTTGCTTCTCGAGCTTTTTCAAGACGTTGTGCAGCTGCAGCTTTTTGCTCTTCTGTCATAGGTTTACGGCGTTTACGAATCTTTTTCTTTTTAGGTTCTACCCAACCACTATTATCAGTAGAAGCTGTAATTTTCTTTTTTCTAGCCATATTATACCACCTTTATCATCCAATTTACGATACCATTTAGAAAAATTGCAACTGCAACCGCATTTACAATTATAAGAGCTCTATCATTCCATATAATAGAAACCCACAACCAACCAGCAACCCCTATAGTCTGTAAAAACATATTATAGGGATATAAATCATTGGTTGTCAAGATCATTGCAAAGATCAAGATAAAAGAAGAAGCCCACTTTAAATACCAACTAAGAGGGTGATGTTCCTTCTTAGGTGTAAGTGTCTTTGTTACATTTTCGTGTTCTTGCAATTTCATATTATCCTAAACTAACATAAAATAAATTGTTTGTCAAGCTTTTTTTAAAAACCGTATTCTTCCATACGTTTCTTTAATGCTTTTAAATGTCTTTTACGACCAGCGGCTTTAGCAAGTCTACGTTTTTCGCCTTTACTTCTAAAAAATTCTCTACTCCTTAGTTCAGAATAAAAACCTTCTTTTTGTAGTTTTTTCTTTAGGATACGTAATGCTCCATCTACATTGTTATTCCGAACCTCTACAGTGATACCAAATTTTTTCTCTTTATTGAATCTATCTCTCATAGTATTGTTTTAAAATCTCCAATTTGTCATGAGCTTGGGCCATTTTATCAACTTGTTCATCGACAGCTGCAACTAAGTCTGGATGTTCACCTATCCCTGCTGGGTTTTTGATATAAACATCTATGTTAGTTTTAGCTTTAGCAATATCAGCTTCATATATTTTTTTTAAAGTTTCTACAAACTCCATACTTTTCTCCTAATTTAATATGGGCATTAGAGTTTGACTATTAGAATCATATGGTTCAAATAGTAAATTCACATAATCAATAGCCTCTTCTAAATCCCAAAATAAAGCACCA